GCTCGAGTAATTGGTGATCAAGTAGAAAACTTTAATGGTAATACTAGTGATCCTCAAGTAACAATTACGGGTTCTTATAGAAATGCTTCTAGATACATTTATGTAAGTCAAGTATTAAGACCAACCCCTGATTATTTTGATAATAATGGTATTGCAAAAACAATTTATACTGGTTATATTCCTGCAGCTCAAAGTGGTTCTTTTGGTAATGCTGCTGGAGATGTAATAGGTGGAGCTAAATTCTATGATAATATTGAAGCTAATAATGCTCAAGGTATTGGTTCTTCAAGTTATGATGGAATGATTGCTTTATTATCAAATCAGGATGATTATGTTTATAATGCAATATTTGCTCCGGGTTTATATAACGAAGGACAAACATCACAATGTACTAACTTAATCAACAATACTCAGGTAAGAGGAGATGCTTTATTTGTATTAGATTTAGTAGATTATGGTTCATCAATTACAAATGCTGTTGGACAAGCTGCTTCAAGAAATACTTCATATGCTGCTTCATATTATCCATGGTTACAAGTAATCGATCCTGATACAGGAGCTATGGTATGGGTCCCAGCATCAACAATGATTGCAGGAGTATATGCTTATAATGACGCTGTTTCAGAACCATGGTTTGCCCCAGCTGGTATTAATAGAGGTGGTTTATCTCAAGTAATTAGAGCTGAAAGAAAATTATCTCAATCAAATAGAGATACCTTATATACAAATAAAGTAAACCCAATTGCAACATTCCCAGGAACTGGAGTTGTAGTATACGGACAGAAAACATTACAAACTAGAGCAAGTGCTTTAGATAGAGTAAATGTTAGAAGATTATTGATTCAACTTAAATCATACATTTCTCAAGTTGCCCAAAACTTGGTATTTGAACAAAATACAATTGCTACAAGAAATAACTTCTTAGCACAAGTAAATCCATATTTGGAAAGTGTTCAACAACGTCAAGGTTTGTATGCATTTAAAGTAATCATGGATGACACAAATAACACAGCTGATGTAATTGATAGAAATCAATTAATTGGTCAGATTTATATCCAACCAACTAAAACAGCTGAATTTATTTATCTAGACTTTAATATCTTACCTACAGGTGCAACATTCCCTGCATAAGAATTTAAAAGTTGAATATTTATAATAGAATAAAATAATAGCAAAATAAAATGGCAGTATTAGATCCAAACGAAATATTTTTCACAGCCTTTGAGCCAAAACAATCTAACAGATTTGTATTGTATATTGATGGTTTTCCATCGTATTTACTTAAGGGGGTAGGAGCAGTTACCGTATCTCAAGGAACTGTACCTTTAAACCATATTAACGTACAACGTTTTGTTAAAGGTAAAACAACCTGGGGAACAATTCAGTTTACATTATTTGACCCAATTACCCCTTCAGGTGCTCAAGCCGCAATTGAATGGTTAAGATTACACCACGAATCAGTAACAGGTAGAGATGGTTACAGTGATTTCTATAAAAAAGATTTAACATTTAACGTATTAGGTCCTGTAGGTGATATTGTTTCTGAGTGGATAATTAAAGGTGCATTAATCACTGAAATTAATTGGGGTGATTATAACTGGGATGATGATGGTACTGCTGTTAACATCCAGGTAACTGTACAACCAGATTACTGTGTATTAAACTTCTAAAAAAGAAGACAAATATTTTTAAAGAGAGCTTGGCTTTGTCAAGCTCTTTTTTTATCGTTATATTTATACTAGAACAAAGTTATTAAAAATAAAAATTATGGCCGAATTTAAATTCCCTACTGAACAAGTAGAATTACCTTCAAAAGGTTTAATCTATCCTGAAGATAGTCCTTTAAGAAGTGGTGTTGTAGAAATGAAGTATATGACAGCAAAAGAAGAAGACATTCTAACAAATCAAAATTACATTAAAGATGGAACAGTAATTGAAAAATTATTACGTTCGCTTATTATTAGTAAAGTTGATTATGATGATATGATTGTTGGTGATAGAAATGCTATCATGGTAGCCGCTCGTGTGTTAGGTTATGGTAAGGATTACACATTTAACTACAAAGACGAAGAAATTACAGTTGATTTATCTATTTTAGAACCAAGATATTTAAATGAAGCTAATCTTGAAGAAGTAGGTATTAATAAATTTACTTTTAAACTACCTACCACCGGTAATGTAATTGATTATAAACTTTTAAATGGTAAAGATGATAAAACAATTCGTCAAGAAATTAAAGGGATTCAAAAATTAAATAAACAAGCTTCTCCTGAACTATCTACTCGTTTAAAACATATGATTTTAGCTGTTGATGGTAATGAAGATAAAAAAACTATTCGTGAGTTTGTTGATAATCATATGTTAGCTCGCGATTCTAAAGCTTTTAGAGATTATCTTAAAGCAACCCAACCAGATGTAGATTTAACATTTACTTTTGAGGGATCAAATGGCGTGGAGGAGGACGTTGAAATTCCTATTGGGGTAACATTTTTTTGGCCTGACTCAAACCTATAGAAAATCATTATTTATCCACATCCATGAAATAGTTTATTATGGAGGAGGAGGTTATGATTGGTATATGGTATATAATATGCCCATATGGTTAAGAAACTTTACTTATAAATCTATTGCTGAAGAAAAGAAAAAAGAAGCAGATTCTTATAAAAAATCTTCAAAATCATCTGATCAAATAGATTTAGCTAATCCTGATAAAAGTAAATTACCCTCAAATACAATTAAACCTCCAAGTTATGTTACAAAGGCGTCAAAAAAATGACGCCTTTTAATATTTATAACAAAATACCCCTTTAATGGCTACTAATAAACAAGACATAAAAAATCAACAGGATTTAAACCAATCTAAAGAAGAAGAAATTTCTTTAGAATCCCAGATTATTGATCTTTTAAGAACTAGAAGAGGTATTGATTCTGAAATTGTTTCTGATCAGCAAGATATAGCTAATGTCATCAAAGATCAAACTAAACAGATGACATTTCAAGCCGAACAAAGAAGGCTTATTAATTCATTATCATCTAAACTAACTCAAATATCTGTAGACACTTATTCTATTACTAAAGATCAATTAGGTCTTACTAAAACTAATAATGATCTTTTAAAAAAACAAGAAACAATAGATAAATCTATTATTCAGCTAGAACGTGAAAGAAAAGAATTATTAAAACAAGGAGGACAAGAAAATTTTGATCTTGCAGATGCTATAGGAATGCAAGTTAAAGAGGCACAAAATCTTAAAGGCAAATTAGAAGGTATAACCAAAACATCTAAAACAATTTCAGATAACTTTGGGGTAAAAAGTTTTTCAGGTTTAAGTGAAATAACATCTAAAATCCCCGGATTAAGCAAATTTTCAGGCCCTTTTAAGGAAGCTAGTGAAGCTGCAAGATCTCAAGCCCAATCAAACCTAGAAAACTTTGGTACTACTAAAAAAATAAGTAAAGAAAACCTTAAAGCTTTAAAAACAGGTAAAGGCCTCAATGCCGATAAGATTAAAGCTTTAGGTTTAGAAGGTAAGTTAATTGGCAAAAATGGTAAATTACTTACAGGCCAAGCTGCTTCTCAAAAAGCAAAAGCCCTAGGATTAACCAAATCTATGAGTCCACTAATGGCTGGGTTAAAAGCTATAGGACCTATGATAACTAAAGCTTTAGGTCCTATTGGTCTCATTGTAGAGGCAATCCAACAATTCATGCAGCTTGATAAACTTTCTACTGATGTTGCTCGTAATTTTGGAGTCTCCCGCAAAGAAGCTGCAGAATTAGTAGATTTAGCTCGACAACAGTCAAATGAAATTAAATCCGGATTAGTTAGTTATAAAGAAGTAGTTAAAGCCCAAATGGATATTAACAAGATGTTTGGAACATCTGTTAAAATCACAGGAAATTTAGCGGCGGAATTTGCTGAAGTACAAAAACTTACAGGTCTTTCAGGAAAAGCAATGGAATTCTTTGCTAAAGAATCTATAGTTGGGGGAGATGGTATTAAAAAACAACTTTCAGAAATATCTGCTGTAACAGCTGAATTAAATTATCAAACAGGAGCTAATCTTAATTTAAAAGATATTCAAGAATCTATTGCTACTGCCTCTAAAGCCCAGTTATTAATGGCTGGTAGAAATACTAAAGAATTAGCTAATCAAGCTTTCCAAGCTAAATTAGTTGGTTTAAATATGAATCAATTAGAGAGTGTTGGTAGCAGCTTATTAAATTTTGAAGAATCCATAGCCAATGAAATGGCCGCTGAATTAATGACTGGTAAAGAACTTAATTTAGAAAAAGCAAGACAAGCTGCCCTTGAAGGAGATCTTGCTACTTTAGCTCAAGAAATAAGAAAAGAGGTAGGTACTGCTGCTGAATTTGGGGAAATGAACGTTCTTCAACAAGAAGCTTTAGCCAAAGCCTTTGGTATGCAAAGAGAAGATATGGCTAAGATGTTAGCTGAACAAGAAGAACTAGAAGCTCTTAAAGCTAAAGGATTTGAAAGTGTTAACGAAGCTCAAGAAGAATACAATAGATTAAGAGAACAAGGAATGTCTATGGAAGAAGCTGCAGCCGCTACTATTGGTGAAGAAGCTGCCAAACAAATGGAAACAGCCTCCGCCCAAGAAAGACTAGCTGCAGCCCAAGCTAAAATGGGGGAACTATTTGTAGCTCTACTTGAACCTTTAATGCCTTTAATTGATACTATTATAGGTTTAGTAAATGAAATTTTACCCCCAATAATGAAAGCCCTTCAACCAGTATTCGATCTTATAAGTTTAATTTTGGATGTACTTCTTCCAATATTAATGCCTACTATAACAAGTTTATTTGGAGCTTTAGAAAATATATTTGGAGGTATAGGTGATGTATTGGGGGGTATTGTAGATTTATTTACTGGGAATTTTGAAGAAGGTTTAAAAAAGATAGGAAGTGGTATAATAACTTTAGTTGTAAGCCCATTCCAATGGATAATGGATACAATAGTAGGTATAATTAATGGATTAATTGAAGGGGCAAATATGGTACCTTTTGTAGATATCCCTTTATTAACTACACCAGATCTTATTGGAGGAGCTAAAGCCGCAGTTGGTCTAGCAGAAGGAGGTGTTGTCACAGCACCAACAACAGCATTAATTGGTGAAGGTGGTGAACCTGAAGCAGTAGTGCCTTTAAGTAAAGCTAAAGGTATGGGTTTTGGTGGTAACAATGAAGAAACTAATGCTTTATTAAGAGAATTAATTGCAACTGTAAAACAAGGAGGAGACGTATACATGGATTCTACTAAAGTAGGTACAGCAATGGCTGTAGGAAGTTACAAAGTTCAATAAAATTAAATATTTATAATAAAAAATAATCATGGGACTATTAGACAAATTAACAAAACAAAATTCTACATTAACTGCATTTAATGGAGCTACACCAAACAAGTATGATAAAGAAAGTGGTTTAGTTACTCCATCTAATAAAGTAATTAAATCAGACTCAGTACTAGATCTAGATGGGCAAACACCATCTACAGCCTATAAAAATACTGCTCCTGAAAATCAAGGCGGTAAAGTTTAATACATGCCCTTACTAAACCTCAAAACTGATTTAAAATCCCTAAGATTTGGGAAGGACAGGTTAGGTGGTGGTAATAGTGGACAACCATATATTACTTCTCCTATTCCTGAAGAGACAAATAATCTAGGAATTTTAAATAATGATTTTCTTTTACGAGGAGGAATTACTGCTGTAACTAATAGTGGGGAAGATGTTTTACGTTTGGGTAAAATGTTTATTGATACAAAATCCCCAAGTGGTATTTTATTTACAGCTAAACAACAATTATTATCTAGAACATCTAATCGCACCCAAACTAGTGGTATTTTAAATGAAGGTATTTATACACCATTATCTACTTTAGCTCAAGCGGGTGTTAATGCTTTTGGAGGTCATTTAAATAAACAAGGTATAAACCCATTTGCTCAAACAGGTGCTTACTCTAATAATGATAATTTATATGGAGTTAAAGTAAAATGGAATCAACCTAAAGAAGAAAATAGACTAGTAGCTATTTATCAAAATATTACCAATAATACATCACAAAATAACTGGAATTTTTCAGGAGTAGATCTTAATGTAGGCCCTAACATTTTATCATATGGTGGGGGACCTGGATCTGTTTTAGGTATTGGTAAAACTCATATTAGATTTGCTTCTCCTGAACAAAGAACAGGGATAAATAATCCTAA